TAACGATTACTCGAAACTTATTACCATCTAATGGTTCAACTGGGAATGGTGCATTCTTCCATCCATTTAGGTTCATTAACCTAACAAAATCAAAATTAGATAAACCATGATCAGTTGATGTTGTTACTTCACATGGATCACTCAAGCTGATGCTTGATATATCGTATCTTCTTTCTACTTGTCCTGTTGCCATCTTACTTCTTCTTTAATGTTAAATATGAGGGGCGAAAGTGCTAGCGGTCTTCCTACAAAGCCTACGACTGAGATTCCCTCAAGTTTATAAGTTACTAAACCTTATTAACCGATATCACCAAGATTGGTAACCTTACCTAGCTTAATAGCCTTCACGAAGATTACGTCGCCGTCTCCGCCAATCACGTCAGTTCCCAGTGTCATCTTGTAAGTAATAGGATCGTATTCAAATGCACTGCTTAATGCTTGTGTTCTTGAAATACCAATTACACTACCACCAGACACATATGCTACATATGCTGAAGAATCAATATCTTCACCTGTAATAGGATCTTGTAGAGAGAATGTATCTGCTGTAAGAACTGTGATGCTATATCTTTTGTTAACAAGTTCATCCATACCACGAACTGTAGGCATATCTGGGCCAAGATCGGTTATGCGAACCTCCCAACCACTAGCCATTCCGTGAGCTACTGCAGTCACAACACATGGATCTGCTTGAGACACATCTGTTATAGCTGTTCTATATTCTGTAACTCCACCACTTGTGTTTGCTGGTGTGAATCCGTTAGTTGTCCCTTGAACAAAGTTAAATGACGCTCCTGCTGAAGAATCAATAACTTGATGCTTATATGAATAAGCTGCTGTTGTTTGGTCTTTAAACCATATACTTAAAGGAATGCCAGCTGCTGTAGCTGTCCAATCAGTTAAGTTATAAACTTCAACAATATCTGCGTCAAAACCAAGAGTTAGGGTATAAGCCGCTCCCCCTGAGATTAACTGAAATCCTTCGGTCATTGTTTGACCTTCAAATAAATCTGACATAATATTTTACTCCTTATGTTACGCTTTTGTTGAAAGCAATGTTACGATATGTGAATCATCAAGAATTGCTGCGTTGAAATAAGCAGTGAATCCCATTGATTGGAATCTGTTTAAATAATCATTAAATCCAAGTGGCTTTAAGATCATTTCTGTAGATACTTCATCAAGTCCAACATATCCATATGCATTAGCACCAATAAAAGTATTACTATAAACAGGAGCTGCATCAGAAGTTACATTTACAAGTGTAGAAGTAACCCATCTAGCTTCATCAGTAGCACCGAATTCAGCTTGAAGTATTGCTTCTTGACTACCATATTGTGAAGTAGGAATGAATGCGTCTAATGATCTAATATCAGGTTTTACTTTCACATGTGAAGTAACCCAATATGCTGCTTCCACAGGACCAGTACCGAAACGTGAAGTTCCTTCCACTGTAGGGGTCATTTTTTCTGTATCATTTTCGTCTAAATATGCAATTGCTCTATTAACATCAGTTTGAGTTAATTCTGTTATTGCATTGCCGTTTGCACCACTAAGACAAGAAATTTGAGGTACTGCAGATTCAAAAACATCTCTAGTAACCTTATCTAGCATTGTATGCATAGTTTGAGAAAGGTTATCTGCTGTTTCATTTGCTGTATCATCTTCCACTACTAACAATACTTTTCTGGAAAGTAATACTACTTTTCCAAATTCTTGTACTGTTACGTTAATGTCAAATTTTTCTATTTGTTCTGGTGCTGGATCAGCGTCTTCAGATAGAACTACAGGATCAGAATTCAAGTTCTCTTGTCTTCTAAATGCCATTGTATCTGTATCTTTTTGTGGTAAGGTAAATGCTCTTCCAAAAAGATTATGAACATTCCTTGGTTTTGATCTTTGCAACAAAGCTCTGTGTGCCCATCTGTCGGCCATTGAACCATATTGTGTGGTTGTTGTTACACCCATATAATTTCTCCTTATAGAAGACCTTACCTACGCCTGCGCTTAGAACTCCTCCACTCTGCAAATTCTGAATCATTCATGTTCATTACATCAATAGCTTGATTCATAGCCGCTGCTTTAGGCATCCCAGAAGGTGAATTCGGGGTTTGCTTTTTTATAGCTGGCTGAGTATTCAATGCTGCTTTCTGTTTTGGACTTAATTTATCCATTAATTCCCATGCTTCTTCATATCTGTTTGGAGCTGCTTCTATTGCTGCCGCTAAGTTTGGTCTCTTTTTTAAAAAGTTAGCTAATTTTTCGTTTATAACTTCTGCTTTCTCTGGGTTCTGACGGATCCATGTCTTTTCTTCAACATCTCTCATCATCTGAACTTGCTGCTTCTTAAGCTCTGCTTTAGTAACAGGTTCATATTGACTATCGTCTTCTTCCTGAGGAGCTGTTTGCTGCATCTGTTTTAATTGATGCTCTCTATACAATTTAAGTTCCTGTTCTGCGTCTTGTCTCTTTCTTCTCTCCTTTTGAAGAGCTGATAAAGGGACATTTTGCTCTTTAACTTCCTCTTGCACCTCAGCATTATCTAATGCTTGAGTCTCTTCAACAGGTGCTTCTTGTAGGTTCTCTTGAACTACTGATTGCACTTGTTCAATTGGTTCTTGTTCAGAAACGGTATCTGACATACTTATTCTCCCGTTTTAACGTAAGACAGCCTCTTACGATGGCATTGCGCCCTTTGCTTGTAGGTAGGCGACACCTTTTTTATTGAATTCTACTTGAAGCTTCTCCCCTTTCTTTTTGGGAGCTACCATCCATAGAAGTTCTTTTATTCCATGCTTAGGACAAATCCAAAAAACCATCTGATTACTTGTGAATTTTGGTAGTTTTAAATGCGCTTTTATCTGTTTAACAACAAACTTACTGGGATCCAACTTATCGAAACTTGCTTGAAAAACAAGAAAGTAAGTTTCTTTCAGTTTAATTGCATTAATAGCTTTCTCCACAATTTCATTTAACGAACTTTTGAGCGCGTGTTTCGCCGCGACAAATTGTTCAGGAAGCATTAACCTAGAACTTGGATCTTGTATAAGTTTTGTTGCCATATCTAGTTACATTCCGCTTTTGCCACGTAGAGACTCTTTCTCCATGTGTGCTTTTTGTAAAAGCTTGTTGGCTTTAACGGCGTCTTTATTAGACGAGGGGCCACACATGCTAGATGTTCTTTTTGGCTGCGCCATATTATTATCAGGAGAACTATATAGACCTTTCCCTGATGTCATAGATGATTTCTTCATGAAACCTCCTTTATTGTTGTTGGGTTATAATTTCCTCTTGCTGAGGCTGGTTTTGTTGCTGAGATTGAGAAGGCTGTTGAGTCTGTTGTTCAATCTTAGTTTCTTCAGTTTCCATTGTTGCTTCAGTATCTATTGTTGCTTTCTGTTCTTGCTCTTGGACATGGATTTGATTAACAAGTTCTAATGCTTGTATTAATCTATCTTCATGCAACTTAGATAGTTCAACGATAGCTTTCGCTTTATCAAGTTCAGCCATTGACAAGTCTTTAACAGCAGCTGCTCTCCTTTCCATGTCTAAACCAATGTTACTCATTCTTCGTCCTTCTCGTTCGGATGCCAATGCATTCTTCTCAGCAGTCGTTGCGTCTATTAGAGCATTCTGTTTGTCTTGAACTTCTTTTTGTGATTGTTGTGTTTTTTCCTCATTTTCTTGGATAGCCTTTTGAAGATCCGACATGCCCGCCATCTGTAGAGATTTAACAATTTCAGACTGCGGAACATCAACTATGCCTTCACGCTTAAGGTTAACTAGCTCATAATAGTAAGCGTCTTTTTGTGATTGTGATCTAACGCCTTCTTTTACAACTGCATCGTATTGCTCGAACTCTTTTTCATAGAATTGTTCTGTTGGTTCTTCACCTAGAATACGGTTTACTTTTCCTGGAGGATAATGATGTTGAATTGCTTTAAGTACTAATCCACCAATCACTTTTTGGGACAGTTCAACGTTATCGAATATCTTACGGTTAGTTCTTAGTCCTTGACCAATGCGCACTTGCGCCAAGCGTCCTGAAATCTGTGTATTGCCTTTATCATCAACACCTAATACTGATTCATTAACGTTTGACAATGTAAGGGTCAACTGATCTAAAATATTTTGATATTCAATTAAAGAAGGATTAGCTTGTCCGCCTTGTAATTCCTGAACAGAATTTAAACCTTCAGGGGCGTTCTCAGGATCAACACCGATAATTTTATTTTGTCCTGATTGTTGTAGATCTTCTACGTCTGGTACTGAACCTATAAGGTACTTATAACCAGTTGATATCGTGCTATCCATCATATCTACAATCTTCATATGACGTTTATTAAATTGTCTTTGTGCTGAATACAAAGTTGACGCTAATCCTTGAACTCTTTGTGACGGCTCCCAAATACTTGGTTCCATGTAACATAGAATTGGTGCAAAGGGATATGTTTGATTAATACCAGTCTTGTCTTCGCCTGTATAAACAGGCTGTCCATTTAACATGATATTTAATTCTACAAAATCTCTATCAACGGATTGAATATCTACTATTGGAGGAAGCTCTCTTTTGTCTAAGCCAAGCAAATCTGCTTCTTCGTGGAGTTTTCTTATTCTATGGATACCAAACTTTAACTTATCTGTTTCTTCTTTGCCTAAATCTGTTATGTCTCTGTAATATGCACTCTGTTCATCTACTAAGAATTTACGTTTTTTTGTTATTCTTCTATAATACTGGTCATATGCCATTAAATTTCTGTTTCTACTAAGCACAGTAAAATTAGGATGGTATGATAAGAATTTATCGTCTCTAAATGAGGTTTGTATGTCTTCTATTTGCTTTGGGTCTACAAAAGGCAATAATCTACCAACTAGATTTCTATCGATTAAATCACGTGTTATAGCAAATCCACAGTCTTTTAGATCTATCCTTTCAAAAGTTGGGTCTAGAAAAAATGAATTATAAGTTCTCTTAAAGAATCCAATCTCTCCATTAATAAAGTCCCTAGAATAATCCATTCTTAGACCACAAAGAGATATTCCAGATTTAAATCCCTCATCACAAGCATCTAGAAAAGTGCTATATCCTTCTCCTTTATCCCATGTATAATAACTTAATTTTGTAAACTGATCGGCTGTTTGCTGATCTGATCCCTCGACCGGAGATATTACAATGCTATTGAGGTTATCTCTAAGATATCCTGAAAAGAACTGAAGAGGCCTTCTCATGATATTTAGTTCTAGTGGTTCTCTTCC